GTCTCTACAGACTCCAAGGATTAATCTAACCCTTGGATAATCAATGTAAGGGATGTTTCTAATATCACCCCCTTTACGAATTATGTCCCATCTCTGCATACGGGAATGAGGACAAATAATGAATTCTTCGGCATAATGACCGCAGAAATCTGAGATGTAAGTACTATCATCAGATAGCTTACAATCTAATAGGCTCACTGAGTTTTTATACTCATATGGGTCTGTTATTGAATGGGTGACGAAAATAACATCGTCACCGCAAAAGCAACCAAGGGCGTTTGGCACCCTTGAGAAGCAATACATTTGAGCCAGAGACAATATAATTTTTGTCCCTGGGTCACCCATAAGCCAGCCACGTTTCGTGGTGGTTAAATATTTTCTCTCATAAAAAACATCTCTGGGTGTGAATAGTAGGTCAGCAACTAACCCGCCATACCAAGCGGGGAAGTCTGATCTACTAAAGAGACATTGTAACAACATACGACCCACATTAAATGGACCGTAGTCAGTTGCAGTCTCCCAGTCAGAAGAAAATATGAGAGTATTAGAACTGAAGAATTCTTGATTCTTCAATTCGAATAGGTCCTTGAGGAAACCATAGCCTCCCCGACCCTCTGAGATACCCCGCTTAGCTTGCGGGATACCTTTTAACCATTCAATACCCCAATGATTGAATGGATGAAGGGCAATATTGTGTAGAAAGGTCGGAACCGTTATAGTCCGGGCCTTTGCTCCAACACTGCCAATTACCGAGAGACGTACTTGCGTCACCAACTCACTTCTCCTGCCGACCAAGTCGATAGTCTGGAGTGCGTAGTGAAACATAGCATTTCCCGGTTCTTTAACCTTATCGATATACGACGAGGTTAATATACCTGTCTCTAAATCTAGAGACTGGACAAGAGATGGGAGCGACTGGTAGAAAAGATAAGCTTCTCCAGCACACCCACCGCGAGATCTTGGTCTATCAAAGCAGGCCGAAGAACTAATAGAAATCTTTGTAGGAATACAAAGTTTTCGAAACGGTATGGCGTTTAAAACGTCACATCGAAGAATTGAGATTGGCTTTTCGGGAATAGTCACAGTTTCTACAAACTTTGACACCGATTCGTCTAAAATCTCAATTGTAGGCAGGCCTGTTGAACGGGTCTGTGTTAACATTGCCAGACGAAATAAATCATCTGGTGACTTTCTACCCTCGACAATTTTATCATAAAATTGTTTAAGGGGGGAGAATTGACGGGGGAGGGAAATCTTCTTTCCCCCCTCCATATAAGATTTGCGAATTAATTTTCGTAAATCCTTTAGCATCTTTTGGAACTTCCATGTATTCAGAAGATTTGACATACACCACTTAATGATGTTATCAGTCAACTTGTATTCCCGGTCGAAACAATCGGGAAATCCAAGTAAAAGACTGATTAACAAACCATCAGTGGTGTACATGTAGGATTTAATCCTACACAAATCATCTTTAAACACGAAAGCTCGTAATCGAGCTTGCGCCCCTTTCTTTAACCGCCTGTACCAATAGGTACGCGTGTAAAGAAAATTTATAACCTCAGATGGTGATAAGCCATCTAGGTGATACTTATGGGGACCATCCCCATAAACTAATCTCGCCCTATTGCTAATAACAGTAGGGGGAGAATTAAAGGAACCATGATTAATTCGTGGTCCTCCAAACTCACAGATAAGTTCTCTAATCTTTTGATTAGACTTACCTGTGACAAATCCACGGGATTTACTCCCGTAGATACCTGGACGACCTCCAACAGAGTGTCGTTTATAAAAAGCCTTAACGTTCTCGTTAAGGAAGGAAGAGACACTGGCGTTAACACCAAGTGCCTCAAACGGGTTGCCTAAAAAGGCATCCCAAAAGCAGCCGTCGGACTCGCCACGTCGAACAATGTTCGTAAGTGGGAGATCGCGACAATTCATGACGAAAGTCA